CAAAGGCATGAAGGCCGGTGGCAAAGTCAAAGGCATGAAGGCTGGTGGCAAAGTCAAAGGCATGAAGGCTGGTGGCAAAGTCAGAGGCCTTGGTTTTAAGGGGATATTTTAACGTAGATGCCTTATTTGCAGAGCAACATACCATATTTTAAATGTTGGGTTCGTCGCGAGTACACTCATAACCATGAGAAATATCATGGAGAGTTTTTACACGCGATGGTTATAGCTGTAACAAGTATGCCAAACAGGTCATTAAGTTTTCAAGTAATCTTTACAGGTTGTGAATCAGAAGACGAAGAAGAGGACACAGTTCACGGCGGTGCAATGTGGGCTCGAATGCCTCTTACGGCGTTGGTTGCAGATATACCGTTAGCGGAATGGCCTACTCCAATGGCAACACATGATGCTCAACCTTGGGACTGTGCTTCGCATCATCACGCAGTATACGTTTTGGATAGAGCTACACCTTGTCCTTGGATGGCAAAGATTGATGGTCAGTTTTTCCCAGCAAAGTACTTGTTTACGGTTGACTACACTGATTCTGAAATAGCAGACGATCCTGCGCAGCATAAACAAAGCCATGTGTTGCAGTTATTAGACGCGGGAGAATGGACAGGAAACATTGTTGCTTTACCTAACAATCGAGTGCGAGTGACGCATCCTGCTTGGTTTGCGTTAGGTGAGGGTGCTCCAGACTTTAGACCATCACAACATATACACTATTCAAAAAGTGATTTAGATTATACACTGGATGTAAATAGAGTGTTCGATAATCTTTATAACGAGGACGATATAGATGAAAAAAAAGATACCTAGCGGCCCCAAGGGTAAGGGCATAACAAAGTTAAAAAAAGTAGCACCAGCAGTAGCGTCTAAAATGGGCTACATGAATGGCGGCTGTGTAATGGCAGGTCGCGGCGGTAAATATAAAGGAGAGATGTAATGCCTAAAGGTGGTTCTACAAAAGCGAAAGCTAAAAAGAAAACTGAAAAATCAGTAACTGGAGCTCAGTTTTATCAGTCAGAAACTAATAAAAAAGAATTGCTTTCTAATCCAGGGAAAACAACTAGGGCAGAAAAAGCTGTAATAAAAGCTTTAAACAAACGCCGCACAGAAGAAAACATAAGGTCTGGAAAACTTGAAGCAGATACATTTATAGATATGGCAAGAGACGCTGTTAAGAATCCACCGAAAGGTTACATGAATGGCGGCTGTGTAATGGCAGGACGTGGCGTTAAAAAGACAAAGATGGGTTAATTAAATGGCAACATCAGGAACCAGAGACTTTAACCTCGATATCTCAGAGATAATTGAGGAAGCATACGAGAGGTGTGGACTAGAGGTTCGCACGGGCTACGATGCCAAAACAGCACGTCGTTCTCTGAACTTGATGTTTGCTGAATGGGCTAACCGTGGTTTAAACCTGTGGACAGTGAAATCTGGCACAATAACTCTAACTCAAGGGCAGGCAACCGAGACGTTAAACTCCGACGTTGTTGATCTGTTAGACGTAGTATTACGACGTAACGGCACAGATTACGAAGTCGAACGTATCAGTCGTGGAGATTACGTTACGCTGCCGAATAAAACAACGCAGGGCAGACCTAGTCAGTACTGGTTGAATAGACAAATCACGCCTATTATTAACTTATGGTCTGTTCCGGAAAACTCCACTGATCAATTGATCTACTATTATGTCCGTAGAATTGAAGATGCGGGAGCTTTAATTAATGATTCAGACTTACCGTTTAGGTTCTTCCCTTGTATGGCGGCAGGATTAGCGTACTATATTGCTATGAAACGTGCGCCAGAGCGTATCCAGATATTAAAATCTGTGTATGAAGAAGAGTTCCAACGCGCCGCAGATGAAGATGAAGACAGAGTTTCTTTAAAACTACAACCAGGTAGTGGTTACTTGAGGGTCTAATGGCATACGCTAATGGGAAAAAAGCATGGGGAATATCAGATCGGTCAGGCCGACGATACCGCTTGCATAAAATGAAGGTGGAATGGACTGGTGCCAAAGTGGGTCCAGACGAATATGATCCCAAACAACCTCAACTTAACCCACCAAAAGTAGGACCAGATCCCCAGGCTCTTAGAGATCCACGCCCAGAGTCAGATTTAGAAGCGCAAAGAAACATACAATGGGCCTGGAACCCTGTTGGATTTAACGGTGATGAAGCCTTAACGCCTAACGCTCTTCGTGGTAACGGAGATGTAGGCACTGTAACGGTGATTATAACATGAGTTTTACATACGATCAGCTAAAGCAAGCTATTCAAGACTACACGGAGAATTCCGAAACAACTTTTGTAGCTAACCTTCCTTTGTTTATAAGGGCGGCCGAAGAGCGTATATTAAAGAATGTACAGCTAGATTTGTTCCGTCGTAATCAAACAGCGAAGTTAACAAAAGCCAATCCTTACCTAAATTGTCCAAGTGATTTTTTAGCACCTTTTTCTTTAAGTTATATTTTATCTGGATCAAAAGAGTTTATAGAGTTTAAAGACGTTTCTTTTGTACAAACGTATTCACCTAATCCAGCAACCGAAGGATTACCTAAATATTATGCACAGTTTGATGTAGCTAACTTTATTGTTGGTCCAACACCTAACGCAAACCTTGATGTTGAGCTGCACTACCTGTATCGTCCAACTAGCATAACAGCGGGCGCAGGAAGTGCAACGACTTGGATTAGTCTAAACGGAGAGCTAACGTTGTTATACGGTTCGCTTGTAGAAGCGTACATATTTATGAAGGGTGAAGCTGACGTCATGCAACAGTACAATCAACGCTTTGGAGAAGCTATGATCGGGTTGAAGATGTTAGGTGAAGCTAAAGAAACCACGCAAGAGTACCGCGTTGGTAAAGTAATAAGGCCCAAACAATAATGTTTAAAATAGATATAAACATCCCGGAAGACCCTGTTTTAGTAGTAAAAACTACTGAAAACAGAGGTTTTACACCGGACGAAGTTGCGGAACGCTGTGTTGAAAAGCTGATTAGCGTGTCTGATGGGACTCATCCCGTCATACGTGATCAAGCTAAAGCGTTTCAAAGACACATGGAGAAAGTCGTTGCATTTTATATGCGAGAAGCTATTCGTAGCGACAGAACAACTGTGTATAATGCCCTAAGAGACGCAGGGCACCCCAAACTGGCTGACGCAATAAGGAGACTTTAAAATGGCGATCACACAAGCAATGTGTACGTCTTTCAAGAAAGAATTACTTGAAGGAAAACACGATTTTACAAACGGAGCAGACACAATGAAGTTGGCTCTTTTTACAAGTAGCGCAACGCTTAGTGCTGCAACTACAGATTACTCTACTTCTAACGAAGTATCCGGCACAAATTATACCGCGGGCGGAGCTGCATTGACCAACGTTACCCCAACTTCCTCGGGAACAACGGCGCTTACAGATTTCAGTGATTTGACTTTTGGTTCATCGACAATCACCGCGCGTGGCGCAATGATCTACAACACTCAAACAGGTGGCGGCTCTAATACGACCGATGCGGTGGTAATTCTTAATTTTGGTACGGACAAGGCGTCCACTAATGGTGATTTTACTATTCAGTTTCCAACTGCGGACGCAAGCAACGCCATTATCCGTATAGCCTAAGAGGTAACTCTTTATGGCCGCAATAACTGGATGGAGTAGAGGTACGTGGTCCCAAGGGGCTTGGGGCGAAGCCATTCCAGTTATTGTTACTGGAGTAGCCTCTACAAGTGCGGTTGGTTCAGTTGGCATCGTTGCAGAAGCTAATATCCCAGTAACGGGTATTGCGGCCACGGGGGGTGTCGGCTCAGTTACAGTAACCGCAAATGCGGATGTAGGGGTAACAGGATTACAAGCGGCAGGTTCTCTCGGCACAGTTAGCGTCACTACTGACGCTGTTGTTTTACCCACGGGTATTGCGGCCACGGGGGGTGTCGGCTCAGTAGTTGTTATTGCAAAAGCCCTAGTTCTACCTACTGGAGTAGCTGGAACTGGAGCGGCAGGTTCAGTGGTTGTTACCACAGACGCAAACGTAGGTGTCACAGGTCTAACAGCAACTGGGAATACGGGAACAGTAGTCGTTGAAGCAGACGCAAACGTAGGTGTCACGGGTCTAGTAGGAACAAGTGCTGTTGGCACAGTAGTCGTTTTAGCCAACAGCGTAGTCGAAATACCTACTGGAGTAGCGGGAACAGGCGGTGTTGGAAGCGTTGTAGTAGCTGCAGAAGCTGTTATTTTACCCACTGGAATAGGCGGAACAGGCGGAATTGGGAACGTAGATGTAAGTATTCCTAAAGATATTCCAGTTACAGGGTTGGAAAGTACCGGAAATGTTGGTACTGTATCAGTAAATGCCGAAACGGTTATCTCTGTGACGGGGGTATCTGCTACGTCCGAACTAGGTAATGTTTTTGTTTGGGGACAAATTAATCCGGATGTCTCCCGTACATGGTCGGGTGTAACACCGTCACAAAGTCCGGGTTGGAATGCAGTAACACCGTCACAAAGTCCGGGTTGGACAGAAGTAGCGGCATAGGAGGGTCTAATGGCCAGTACATATGTAAATAATCTTCGCCTTGAAGAAATTGCCGACGGAGAACAGTCTGGTACATGGGGTCAGACAACAAACACAAACCTTGAAATAATTGGTCAAGCCGTTGCATGGGGAACTCGAGCTATTGCAAACGCCTCCACAGACAATATTACAATTGCCGATGGTGCTTTAGATGCGGATAGATGTTTTGGTTTGAAACTTACAGGGGGCGGTCAAGCGTGTACTGTTACTTTACTACCAAACACCAGTTCAAAAACTTGGTTTATGTATAACGCAACAGCGGCGGATTTAACTTTTACCTGTGGAAGTGGCGCTAATGTAATTATTCCTGCGGGTCAGACTAAAGTTATAGCAACAGATGGCCTTGGTTCGGGTGGCGTGGTTCACGATCTTCTTACTGCGGTTAACTTGGCTGGGAAAACAATAGCAAATGCAGGATTGTCGGTTAAGAACGGAAGTACAGGCGCGGGCTTTATTGAGTTTTTTGAAGATTCCGACAACGGTACAAACAAAGTTACTTTAGTCGGTCCTGCGGCTAGTGGAGACGTAACAGTGACATTACCTTCTGCGGCTGGTATAGTCGCAACAACAGACGATGCTACGGCGCTTGCGATTGCGCTTGGTTGATATAGGAGAATAAAATGGCAAACACTTTTAAGGTAATTACAAGGGATGTAGCACCTGCAAGTGCTGGCACTCCTGAAACACTATATACGGTACAATCGGGCAGTACGGTTGTTGTGTTAGGTTTAAACTTAGCTAACGTACACACAGCATCAGTTACTGCTTCTGTAACTTTGGTGAGTACAACTACTCAATCAAGTCAAACTCAAAACACTACAGCCTTTCTTGTAAAGAATGTACCTATCCCTGTCGGCGCTAGTTTAAGTGTACTTGATGGAAAGATTAACTTGAATGTTGGTGACATAATTAAAGTTGATTGTTCAGTAGCAGATAAAGTTTCTCTTATCATGAGCTACATGGAGATCACATAATATGGCTGGTTACATAGGAAGCAAATCATCTGTCACACTTGTGGATGGGTACTCGGAAGCAGAAGCTGATGCTGAGTTTGTAGCTAAATCTACTACAGGTAACCTAACACTAGATGTATCAGGAGATATTACTCTTGATGCTGATGGTGGAGAAATACGATTTAAGGACGGTGGTTCTTCTATAATGCATTTCTCTAATAGTTCTAGTGATGCTGTATTTCAAGTCAATACCCAAGATAAAGACTTTATTATAAAAGGTGATGATGGTGGTTCTATAGTAACAGCCCTCACCCTTGATATGTCAGCGGCAGGTGCGGCTACGTTTAATGCAGGTGCTACATTCACAGGCACAGTGGTTGCTGATTCATATGCGTTAGATAGTATTGCTTTACCTAGTGCTGGCACTGCTACGATATTCAATCGCAACACAGACAATAACCTTTATATACAAACTGGGAGTGGGAATACTGTAAATTTATTGGATGGCAGTCAAAACACAATGTATGCTGTTTCACCCACAAGTCACATATTTCAAATTTCAAACGCTGAGAAAATGCGTATCACATCGTCAGGAAAAGTTGGTATTGGAACTTCAAGCCCCTCAAGAAATCTAACAGTAAGTTCATCAGGTCAAACAGATTTAGCTATTATTGCGGCTTCAGGTTCATCTGCTCAATTATGCTTTGGCGATGGTGATGATGATAATGTAGGTCAGATT